TGGACCAGTTGTAATCGGTAGAGCTGGACGTGGTATTGCAATGAGACCTGTAAAGGTCCAGTCTTTTTCCGAGTTCACTGAGCTTTATGGTGATACTGTACCCGGTGGAGGCACTGCAAATAATGTATACCGCGATGGTAACTTTCAATCTCCGATGTATGGTACATACGCAGCTAAGGCGTTCCTTAATGCCAATGTTGCCCCCCTAACATACATTAGGCTTTTAGGTCAACAATCCTCTAATAACGACGGCTCCCTTGACGCCATGGCAGGCTGGCGCACCGAAACCAGTAATACTGCTACAAACCCAGTTATTGGTTCCAGTGCTGGTGGTGCTTATGGTCTATTTATCGCTGATAGTGCTGAGGCTGGCACTGGTGTTACTAACATCACAGATGGTTTCTTTACCGGCTCCGCTAAGGGTTTCCACCTTGGCGCTATTATCTATGTTCAGAGTGGCTCTGTCAGACTTAACGGTGCAATTGCTGGACCTGAAGACCACCGCGGTGAGTCATCAACTACAATTATTAAGAGTGACTCTACCGGTAACTTTACACTAGCTATTACTGGTGCTTCTAAAAGTTACGCTTTCAAGATTAATATGGATGATAGTAGCGAGGACTTTATTGGTAAGCGCCTTAATACAAATCCATTGCTTGCAAGTGACCAGGGCGACTTTTATGCTTCTGGTTCTTTTAAGGACTTCTACTTGGGCGAGATTTTTACACAGTCCATGAGAGATAAGGCCTTAACTGGCAAGCAATTATCAGGAATTATTGCCCCTATCGCATCTGGAAGTAGTGAGACTGTTGGTCCACATAATATGAAGGGTCAGCCATCTCAGGAAGCTATCGCTGGCTGGTTCGTTGGTCAGGACTTGGGACAAGCGTCTCAGTTCTATGCTCCAAACGCAACTAAGCTCTTCCGCCTTATTGGTCGTGGACATGGCGAGTGGTTGCACAAGAATGCTAAGGTTTCCATTGAAAACATTAGAGAATCAAATACTACA